TTAAATATTTTTGTAACTAATTGATTTTCACCTATAAAGGTACAAAATATTTATGAGACTACCAACTTTTTTATGAACTATTTCTTATCCCGAACTGGGGTAAAGATTGATCCTCGTGTTTTCGAGACCTTCTTCGGCAACATCGTGCAGGGCATCGATCCTAATGCAATCTACCAGTCTATCTGGGGTAGCAATGTGACTAAGGGCGATGGTCTGAAGAATGTGCCTATTGTGGTGCAGGTGTGTGCTTATCTCGTTAAGGCTATCGGCGAAAAGATGCTCATGAATGCCTTTACCGCTAAGCACGATCCGAGCGACAACAAGTCGACGGCTAAGTGGTTTAACGGCTTTAAGACCATTCTCGACAATGATGCTGCCGGCACCAACGAGCTGAAGAAGGTGCTTATATCTAAGGATCTCGGCAACCTCGTCGAAGGCACAGATTCTATCGACGAGAATAACGCCGAAGACCTGATAAAGGATTTCTACTGGAGTGAGGTGGGCGACCCTCTTGCTTCTGCTAAGCTTCGTTCTCAGCAGCTGAAGCTCTTCATGAGCGACCAGGCGTATCACTTCTATACTGAGGCGTACCAGACTAACCACGGTGCGCTGCCTTACAATCAGGCTTACGACAAAAAGTCGCTCGATGGTGCAAGCAATGTCGAGTTTGTGCCGCTTCCGTGCGTGCCTAACGACTTTCTCTTGCTCACTCCGAAGAATAACGCTTATCTGCTCTACAACCAGAAGACAGAGGACGAGACATTCCTCGTCGAGAAGTCGCTGAAGAATCATTACGATGTTGACTTCGTCATGAACTACTTCTTCGGCGTGCAGCTTGAGACTGTTTCGGCTGAGAAACTTCGCTATTGGCGCAAGGCAGCTGGATAAGAGGCTTTTTTTTAACAATATAGTTCCACAAGTTGTCGGGGCTTCGGCTCTGACAACTTGTTAATGTAGTACCCGTTAAAATAATATATTATGGCAACAAATTGCACTGGCGCTGACTCTATTTACAGCGATATTTGCTTTGCCCCTGGCAAAAAGTCTTTGCCCGGTATACGCGGCCATCTCTACGGTATCTCAAAGCGTGATATCTTAGCGTGGCCGACCATCGGCGGCGAGGCTCCTAAGACTCTCGCCGAGGTCGTTAAGTATTCCGGCGATTTCAAACTCGCAAGCGACAAGAAGTGGCACAAGATTGCTCTGATACCTAACGAGGGTCAGCTGCAGGTCGAGTCTCAAGGCACCTACGGCTCTAAGACGTTTAAGGTGACGGGCAACGCGGTCGCTCCTGGTACTGAGGAGGAGATTTCTGGCTACATCGCTCAGGCTAACAACGATGAGATGGTCTATCTCTTCGTGCAGCGTAACGGCAAGGCGCGTGTTATCGGTTCTGAGGCTTTCACCCCTGAGCTCTCGCTGTCTCAAGATTCGGGCAAGGCTGCTACAGATACCAACTCGACAACCATTCAGGCGGTTGCTGATGACGAGTATCCTGCTCCCTTCTATCCCGGCAAGATTGAGACCGCTGACGGCGACTTCTCTGGCGCTACGGGTCTGCCGATCGTTGTAGCGGCTTAATTTCCGTCTTCATAATTTCAATAGTGATTAGTAAAGTTTAGAATCCCGGGCGGTCTCACGATAGCGATTGTGCTGACCGCCCTTTCTTTTTTTTGTTACTATGATAGACAATAAACTTACCGAAAATATGCAGGCGTGGCTTGCTGAGAGCGCTCATGACCGTGAGTCGCTCATGCGTGGTGCCGAGATGGTCCTGAAGCTTACTCGCAATATGTCGATGTACCAGACCATCATCCGCCGCCCCGAGAAATTTGAGTCTAAGATTCGTTACGAGCTGCAGAAGTTCCTGCCCATGCGCCTCGAACAGATGACCATGCAGGATGTCAAAGCTCTCAGCGCTGAGCTTATTCCTGAGGTTAAAAAGGCTGTCGATGAGGAGGCGGCATTGTCCGATAGCGATGAGACTATTGATAACGATACCTTTCTTCCAGCGGCTTCTGGCATCCGTCCCGATCATGATTCCCTGCCGGAGGATGTTCAGTCCGTCTGGTCGGATAACAAAGAGCGATGGCTGAAGATAAAGCAGCTCTACAATACTCTGCTTGCTATCGAGCAGCCGTGCGACCGCTATGAGTATCTCAAGCAGCTCAAAGAGCTTTGGTATACTTACAAGCGTGAGCTTGAGCGCTATGACAATTACGTCGCTCCTGAGGCTGGCGAGACCGCTGATGACGCGGCTCCTTCGCCCGTCGAAATCGCTAAGGATATTGCTAACGCTCGTGCTTACATTACTAAAAATGTTGACAAGCTCATTGAGCTTCGCAACGAGTCACTGTCGTCTGATGACGCGACTAAGGCGCTCGACGACTATAACAAGTTGCTCGTCAAGATGCAGCAGCGTGTCGATACGCTCAATAGCAATAACGCTCCGGTCGGCGACGAATTAAAGGCTAAGCTCAATGAGGCAGGTCTTTCCCTTCCGTCCGCTGAGTGACACTGTCACGCAGTATCATATAGGTACTGGCTTGCACACGCTCGGCTTGCTCAAGTGGATTCTTCAGCAGACCGGGCGTGCTGACGTGTACGTGTCTACATTCTCCACGTCTGACGCTTTCCTTAGCGGTTTCCTCAGACTGCGGAGGCGTAAGCTCATTGACAAGGCCACGCTCGTCGCTGACCTTAAAGCTGCCCGAAAGACGGTGCAGCTCTATAAGCTAATGCAGAGCTGCTTTGACCATGTCCATCTTGCGCAAAATCATTCAAAGATTGTGCTCGTCAAGGCTGCTGACTACACCGTGTCGGTTATCAGCTCGCAGAATCAAACATACGGCGACCGCGCTGAGTGCACGATGATAACTATAGATGCGAGTGCTTACTACTCTCTTCTGGCAGGGCTGCGCGATATCGTCGATAAATCCCTCGAATTAAATGGATTATTCAACCGACTTGCTCTCCGCGATAGAGGCTCATGCGCAGGAGATGATGACGCCGACGGAGATATCCGCCCTTTTGGGTATTGATGAGCGCGTGTTGTGTGACGACATCGCTACAGTCGGATGTCCTGCGCGTGTCGCCTATGTCCGTGGCGTGGCGCGTACGGCTCTCGAACTTCGCCGTACTTTACATGATACTGCTGTTGCCGGCTCTCCTTACTCTGTCCAGGAGTGCCAACGGCTGCTCACCATCGCTCAGTCTTCCGTTAATCTTTAAAAAATATGCTTCCAGTCAACCTCGATCAATATGCGCGTTACGTCACTCTCGACGACTCCGAGCTGCGTGAGCTTAGAGTCGCCGAGAGTGTTCTCGTGCGCTTGCATCGCATTCGAGGGCTTTATGCGTACTGGCTGCAGTTTCCGTCCAAGCTCGACAACGACCTCGTGCAATATGATATTGCTATGTTTAAGGTGTCGAAGACGCTTGCTTACGAAGATCTGCATCTTGTCAAGGTGCTGCTCGGCAACCTCCAGCAGACAACAAAGGAGTTTATGCGCTGGAAGATTAACAAGTCTATAGAGCAGGATATCGTGGCGGCTCGTCGTGCCGGCGATTTCCGCTCGGTCGCCTCGCTGACTAAGGTGATGGTGCTCAATAACCGCACGGATAAGGATGATGAGCCTGACCTTGAGTTTGACAAGATTGTTCCGCAGAACTTCGAGCCGACCGATGACCCGACGGTGCTCGGCATTGAGCGCATACCCGACCTGCGTGGCCGTATACGTGCTCTTGTCAAGCGCTACTCAAACACGATAGCTCAAGACGCTGAATATGAGGAGATAAAAGACGAGATAAATACTGATGACGATGAGTGATAACACAGAGCAGCCAAACCGACAATACTTTAACGATGCACAATATTATGCACTCGCCATGAATACCCGTGACGAGGTTATCGTCGCCGGACGTGGTGTTGGCAAGGGTGCTATACAGGCTCGCCGACTTCAGGCGTGCTTTCAGGGCATGCCGGGCTCCATGGGTGGTTTCGTCGCTCCGTCGGTTAAGCGCTGCCTTACCAACATTCTCCCCTCCATGCTTATACATCTTGAGCGATGGGGCTTCAAGCGCGATCTGCACTATGTCGTTGGCCGCAGACCGTGGAAAAAGCTGCATTGGAAGTCGCCTATCTTCACCCCTGCGAACTGGGAGAACACTATAAGCTTCTATAACGGCTCGGTCTGCAACGTGATTTCGCAGGACCGCTCCGGCACATCAAACTCAATGAGTCTCGACTATCTCATCATCGACGAGGCGAAGTTCATAGACTTCGAACAGCTCAAGGATGAGACTTTTCAGGCGAACAGAGGCAACGAGATGTACTTCCGCCACTTCCCGCTCCATCACGGCATGACTATCACGTCGGATATGCCTATTACAAAAAAAGGCTCGTGGTTCCTCGGCTACAAGGACAAGCAAGATCCTGAGCTCGTCAAGGTCATCGAGGGCATCATCTATCAGATTTGGCGGCTCAAAAACAAGCTGGTCAAGCATCCTGAGCTGCATGACGCTATAAACAAGCGTCTTGATGACCTTAATAAGCAGCTTAACTTTTTTAGATCTAAATGCTTGCTTTATCGTGAGTATTCGTCGATCGAGAATCTGGCGCTGCTTGGCGAAGAGTTTATAAGGCGTGCAAAGCGTGACCTTCCTCCGCTCACCTTCGCTACGTCTATTATGTGTCAGCGTGTCGGCATCTCTGCCGATGGCTTTTACGGCGGTCTTAGCGAGGCTGTCAATCTCTACACAGCGCCTAACGAGTCGGTGCTTAATATGCACAACCTCGCCAATGCCGAGGGCGGTGCGTTGCCTAATGACTGTCGCATGGATGCTGACCGCAACGACAAGATGCCTCTGCTCATTGCCTTCGACACAAACAACCTCATTAACTGGCTTGTTGTCGGTCAGGTGCAAGGCTCTAAGCTGCGTGTGCTCAAATCCTTCTTTGTCAAGTATGAGCGCAAAATACCTGAGCTGCTCGAGGATTTTAATTCGTACTACCACTTCCATCGCCGGCGTCAGATAATTTTTTATTATGACTCGACAATGGTGGGCACAAACTGGGGTCTGCATTACAACGACCCGCATAAAGAAGTGGTCCGCACGCTGCGCTCAATGGGGTGGGCGGTGCGCGAGGCTTATCTCGGCAACCCGATGAATCACATCGAGAAGAACGCTCTTATTAACAAGATGTTTCGCGGACGTGCCCGTCTTCAGGTGCTCATCAATCGTGATAACAATCCGGACCTGCTTATCTCCATCACTTCAGCGGGGGTGCGGAATGGCAAGAAGGACAAGAGCGGTGAGAAGTATGCCGAGACCGAGGAGGATAAGCTCGAAGCCCGCACCGACGGCTCTGACGCTTTCGATGTGTTGTGCATAGGTGCTGAGACGAAGCCTGTCTTCCAAGGCAGCGGAGGCACTGCCATTTCATACGGTTAATAGTTTCTTTTGTATATGACCATAGTTGTTCTTTGAGTTAGGTTTTTTCTTAATTGATTTTCTCATGGGAGCCACTTGCGCGTGATGCGTAGGTGGCTTTTTTTTTTATTATTATTGTTACTACAAATAATCGTAGTTTTATTTGGCTAATACGAAAATTTGTAGTACCTTTGCATTGTTAAAAATAAAACTTTATGAATAAAAGGAAAATTAAAATTGAGGTTACGCCCGAAGAGTTCGAGCTCCTCGAAGCAGTAAGGAACTACAACAAGTCTTATCCAGATGGTTATCCTCAACTGCTATGGTTCGCGCAAGAGTTGTTCGATAATATGCTTCGACAACCCTACTAATCAAACAACTGCCCCTCCCGAAAGGGAGCGGGCTTTAGATAATATATAAAGAATGGGAAAGATGAACAAGACTAATGAACGTATTGTTGGTATTACTGATATGAAGCAGAGAATATCAGAGATTTTAATGGCGATTTCTTGGCGTGATTTCGCTAACAATTATTTCCACAAGTCGTCCTCTTGGTTCTATCATAAGATGGATGGCATTGATGGCAATGGTGGCAAAGGTGGCTTCAGTGACTCTGAGGCTGAGCAGATGCGTAATGCTCTCTACGATCTGAGTGACCGCATAAGACGTGCGGCTGAGCGCATCTGATACCTTGCTCAAGTTTTATTTTTAACACGTAGCCTCGATACTTCGGTGTCGGGGCTTTTTTGTTGGCAATTGTCAACAACGTGACGGCTGCTTAACCGCGGATGGGCGGGTGGGCGTTTTGACGATAACGGCGTATCTGACAAGCCGAAATCACATACTTGTCACTTTCTTCCTACATATTCCGCACGATTAAAGCAAGGCAATTGCGGGTTCGGCGCAGGGCGGTGTAGTGCTGCATCGGCTGCAAGCCGTGCACCCCGCAAAATCGGAATGCGTATCTCATTGATTCTGAGGCATTCCGATTTTGCGGGTATGGAAAAGGTACGCGAAAACGCGCTCATTTCTTTATTCTTGGCTTCTTTTTATTGCGGAAAAGAAGCAAAAACGCTATGCGAAAACAAGTTTTCGAGCGGTATTCCCGGTATGGGAATGATTTTCTGACATCTTGCGCTTGTCCGATTGAGAGCCTTTTTTCTGAAATTGTACGTCGGGACGGAATGAATATCGTTTTTACTTCGCGAATTTACGACGGACGGCTGTCAGCCAAGAACCGGTGACCTATAGTGACCAAAATTTTATAGCAGCCTTCCGACTTTTCCAATGCTTGAAAAAATCGGTTTTCCATAAAATTTCAATCCCTATTTCTTGTCTTGTCGCCTTTTCTCCGTCGTTTTGATGCGGCGTAAAAAGCGAAATTCGACCCGACGTGAATAAAAAAAAACTCTCAAACGGGCTACAGATGAGAGATGTAAAAAGCTCCCTTCTCGCCTCTGAGAATAATTTTTTTAAGGAGGACAAAACTATGAGAACAATCAATTTCTACGACTACGTATCTAAGCGATACGCCACCAATGACACAAGAGAGAACCGTGTCCGTGAACTTGTCTATGCTTTCAAAAGCGGACAGCGTGCAGCCGTTGACCACGCCGTTAAGGTGGTTTCGGACCTCCTTATAAAATGGTATGGCGTAGACTGCGAGAGCTATGTCTTTTGCTGTGTCCCTGCATCCAACAACTCAAAGTATATCCGCCGTTTCAAGCGCTTTGCCGCCGAGCTTACAAAGCGTACCGGCATTCAGAACGGCACGGAACATATCAATATTTTCGGTCAGCGAGAGGCAAAGCATAACAACGCTAACCACATCGTTAGTGAGTCTTACGGCTATCTCGTCAGTGCAGACCCCGAGTTTTTCGCAAACAAGAATGTCATCCTTTTTGACGACCTTATCACTACAGGCGAGACGGCTAACGAGTTTGCAGCGGAGCTTGAAAGCGTAGGAGCTAACGTGTTGGGAGCGATGTTTTTAGCTCGTACTAAGATGATGAATAATAACTAACTTAAAGATAAAGATATTATGAAGAATTTTTCGGAACTTGTAAAAGAAGAACGCCCCGACTACAAGGCTTGCAACAGTGGTTTTGAATCTCTTAACGCCGTAGAGCTTATTAGCTTGATAATAGGGCAGGGTGCCGACCAGACAAACGCCATCCGCCAGGCACGCCAAATCATGAATGTTTGTGGCGGCAGTCTGCGGGATGTGGCAAACCGCCGCCCCGAGGAACTCGAAGTGGTGCAGGGCGTAGGCGTTAGAAAGGCTTTGGCTATAAAGGCAGCGCTCGAACTCGCTAAAAGGGTGGAGCATGAAGCAGCCGCCGAACGTGACAAATTCGACAGCGCCGACGCTGTTTGGCGCTACTTCAGACCGACCATCGGCAACGCCGACCACGAGGAGGCACACGTCTTGTTGATGAACAATAACTTTTCTCTGATTAAAGCCGTTAAGCTTTCGAGCGGCGGGCTTACTGAGACAGCCGTAGACGTGAGAGTGGTGCTTAAAGAGGCTATCCTTAACAACGCCACCGTCATAACGCTCGTACATAACCATCCGAGCGGCAACAACCGACCGAGCCGTGAAGACGACCGAATCACCGAGCGTATAAAGAAAGCTGCGGAGTGTATGCGTATCTATATGTGTGACCACGTTATCGTTACCGATACAAAGTATTATAGTTACGCCGAGGAGGGCAGACTATAAAAAGACAATCCCCACCATTTTATTGACGTCAACAAAATGGTGGGGATAAAAAATGCGCCCGCCGCAAAATGCTGCCACATTTTGCGGCGGGTCCCTTCAGAGGTAAAAAGCCACCATAAAGAGGCTTTTTGAGGTGCTTTTATCATGGTTATGTGATGTTTTTATATATTCAATGTAACGATTTTTCATATAATGTAGAACAATTTTATATATATATTGAGGCAAATCTCGTTTTTTTTCGCTTACTTTGCAAAAGCATTAACAATATTACATATGAGAAATATTAATTATAATATAAAAGGCTCGTTCTCTTCACTGCTGAAGGAACGTCCAACATTTGTCTCTGGCTTTACTTCTTTGTTTAGAGTACACCAGCGTAAAAGCTTGCGAGGATATCTCAACGGTAATAATGTTGATGATATGCGCCAGGATTGGTGGGCTGTTGGCAATGATTTAAGAAATGCAATGCAAAGTTATGGCAAACGATAAGAGCAAGAAAACGGTCACAAAGCCAAATGTTGAGCAAGTTCTTGACTCCATTGACCCGGAAAAGCGCAATGTCATTATCGGCGCTATGGTAGAGATGCGCCAGTCGTTCAGTGGACCGTTGCCGCATCCTGCCGACTTCAAGGCTTATAAAGAGGTTATGCCGGATGCGCCGGAACGCATCCTCACAATGGCTGAGAAACAACAGATGCACCGCATTAAATCAGAGGAGAGTATAATCAAAGCTGACATTCGTGAGAGTATGTGCGGCCAGATTTTTGCTGTGGTTCTTGTTGCTATTTTTCTTGCTGCTGCTGTCTATCTCGGCATTAATGGTCATGATTGGCTTGCTGGTGTAATTGCTACACTCTCCGCTACTATCAGTGCCATATTTTATCTGAGAACTATTCCAAATAAGAAAGATTTGGATAACGAGAACGTAAAGCAATAGGCAAATGAGTTCGGACTCTGCCAAAGATATTGAAATGGTCACTGTTTAATCAATTCAACACCGCCGCCAGACCATGCGGCATCCATGACCGATGCAAGTTCTGACTTCGCATCGTTTCATGATTAAAAGAACTCGTTGAGTCCTCGGTGCGTGACGCATCGGGGGCTTTTTCATTTGCGTGTCTCCACGAAAATGATTAACTTTGCAGTATTCAAGATTTTAAAATATTTTAATTCACGTTTTATGGCTGGTGGCTGCGAAGTCACCAGCCATTTTTTTTGCTTATGTTGGAGTTTGTTGCTAAATTTGTGGGTGAATTAAAATATTTATACATGATTTATAATGATACTCAGGCAAAGGCTGCCGATGTCGCCCTTGCTGCTTTGTTGGCTGCTGGCTCAGCCATGCCAAAGGATAGTTTTTGTGCCGCCATGTACAAGGTCACTGATGACCATTGGCTACATAATGAGGTTCTCAATCTGCTCGAAGGTGATGGCTTTATCTATTTTGAAGGTACTTATGGTTGGCGGGTGCGGCTTACTCAAGAGGGTTGTAAGGCGGCAAGCAAAGGAGTTTTGGCATACCACAAGCGTAAGAGGTTGTTTGAGACAATCAACCAGTACAGGGTTGTTTTGTCTGTAGTTAGTGCTTTTGTTGCCTTGCTCGGCTTATTGCTCAATTGGCTGCACACAGCGAGATAGCTGTCACTATACAGTTGAGCACAGCACAGACGATAGCGATAATCGTCGCTATCGTCGTGATAATGTTGCGAGTGTTGTCATCCATATATTTTGGCTTTGCGGTTTGTTATACGCAAAGTTAATCGTTATATTACACCTCGCCAAAACTTTTTCTGAAACTTTTCCCAAAAATTCTTGCTCATTTCAATCTTATTATCTACCTTTGCCATCGCTAGAATTTATATGTGGAGCACTCCACATAAACAAAGGGCGAGGATGTATGTTCAAGCCCAACCGACATTATATAATCGTTGTGGGCTTATTTTTTTGCCCGTAACTTTCCGCATACGCAGGGGTACGCCCTTTGTTTATGTGGAGCACTCCACATAATAATGGAGATGCAAATTAAAATATACGGCGGTTCGCCTTCCACGTGTTTTTTAGCCCTTTGCGGTGGATCACATGTAAGTTCTAGCAGACGAGGAAGTGCGAGCCGCTTTTTTCGTACCCCTACGTCAGACCGCACCCGACGGATTCGGGCATAAGGCTAGAACTTACATAATATGCAAACAACTGCATCAATCCAGCGCACAGCTCAGTTGCGCCCGTTGACCATCAGCACAGCGCCCGTCAGGGCTTGGCTCAACGCAAAGAGCGAGTTTTTCTCACACATCAGCGGCATCGATGTGACCCGCAAAGAGGTCGTCCGCGTCAATCTCATCTTCATTCTCATGGGGCTGGCTGCTGCCATTGCAGAGACCAGTCTGCTCGTCGCCATCCTCAGCATAGCCCTGGCGGGTTACAACGTCTACCGTCTCAACAAGGACTACGCCGACAACTGGATTACTTACGACGATGACGTCGAGCAGGAAGGAGGTAAGGCATGAAAAACACATCAAGCGTAATCGACATGTCCGTTTATGATATGTCGGTGGTCGTAGTCAACAACAAGTTGCCGCGCAGCCGGTTTCAGCTGCAGGCTATTACCATGCTCAATGACGGTCTCAACGGTCTGGCTTATCGCACTGAAGACGTCGACATCCTTCGCACAGATATCGTTGAGGTGCTCAAGCGTATCGAAAAGTTATGTGAGCACGATGGCTATCATCTCGTTACAAAGACATCTCTATGCACTAAACTGTGCGCTAAAGACGCACAGAATGCCTTCAAGATAAGCCTTGCCGAAAGCTTCGGCAAAGGCCCTGACGATCCCTATAGTGTCTCGTTCTATGACGATGTGTTTGCCGTCATCTCTTTTATACCCGTGCAGGGTGTATTCGTGCGCAGCGAGGCGCAGCCTCCGCACATGTTCGCAGCCCGCTTTGACAATAGCGGTCGCGAGGATGTCTATAACAAGACGTTAGCCGAGGAAGGAGGTGAGAAATGATGACATTAGAGCAATTCCAGCGTGAGGTGCTGCAGCCACTGCATGACAAGCGTGACGAAGAGTATAACAAACTCAACGTCTCTTATCGTGAGGTGATGGAGGCTACGGCAAAAGCCAAGACAGATCTCGAGGCTACTGAGTGCAATTTCTACGCTGTTCAGGCTGCGAAGAAAATAGAGTTTGAGGCAAGTCAGCGCATCGAGCTTCAGAAGTTTAAGACTGAGATGCGTAACAGCCGACTGCAAATCCACAACCAACAGCATGAGGTGCTGCAGAACATCAAGGAGATGAAGCGCAGAGTGTTCGATGAACACAACGACGCTGTTGGCCGCGCATTCGCCGAGTTCAACGCCGAACGTGCCAAGAACGGCGAGCTGCCAGTGACTTGTAACGAGATAAAGAAATTTAATGAAGAGGAAGCAAATTATGATAGAGATTAACAACAATATGGCAGCAGCGCTCGAGAGGCTCTGCGACGCCGACAATCTTGACAACAAAATCCGTCTGCTTGACGACGTGACTGACATAGTAGTAGAGGGCTATACAGAGCCTGAAACCGAAGAGAGCAAATACGCAGAGGCGGTTGACTTGATAGCAGCTGTCAGAGACCTCCGCAAGTCGTTAACCGAAATCCGCAGCGCGTTATGAATGAAGAGGAAAGAGAGAATATGATTGACGAGGTTACGTCTGATGTGCTCGACGCCTACTTCGCCTCGCGCTCGCCGCTTCCGGGCAACAGCCAGCTCGGTGACGCGCTTGTCGGAGAGTTTAAGTCAACCGTCGAGATAGCTGACGAACTCTCTCAGATAATACCCATCCCCATCGTCGACATCGTGATCTACATGAAGACTCATGACTATATCCTCAAGACTGCAGAGGACGGCACGGTGAAATGGGAGATATGGCGAGACATGAAATCTTTGTGGTAAATAAAATAGGTGCATAAATCTTAATTTTACATTTTTAGCGGTTAGGGCTATGTGAATAGGTTTAGCCGTGTTTTTTCAAAATCTTACCGAAAAAAATGAGTACCTTTGCAAGTAGTTATTTTTGTACAAGCAAATTATACTCATACTTACGGCGTGTTCTATGTGATATAGGGCACGCCGTTTTTGTATTCTTATGTTTCAACCTTCCGTGTTAACTTTGCATAGCAAACAAATAAATAACAATGATTTCAGTCACTCAGTCAATATCCGGCACATACTTCTCTGCGAACATCCCCGACGTGGTGTTCGTCATCGACGGCTACCGCGCCGGCGTCACTATGACGATCGACGGGGTGCAGATCTATTCTGAGCATCTTTACCCCGTCCATGGCGAGATAACCATCGCCGAGCTCGACCGTCTGCTCACGCCCTATGTGCGTCAGAAACTCAAGGCTAAGCTCGTCATCAGCATTAACGAGTTTGTCGTCGCGTCTGACAAGCCGGCTGCTTCCACCTCGCTCTCTGCCGACATCATCTACTGCGTAGCTGACATCAACACCACTGCAGATGACTTCATAGATACCCATTTCCTCACTCTCCTTGAGGGCGAAAAACTGACGGCGCTCAACCGTCTTGAGTACCTGCATTATATAGGTTCAGACAACGCCTCGGTTATCGCCGAATATCAATGTCACGATAAAAAGACTTTTCCCATCCTTCCTGTCGCGGGCAATGACAAATACAAGACGCTCGATGTGTCACCGTCTCAGTTTGTCATTGATGATGCTTTTCTTATTGGTTTTGTGGTCCAGGCGGGCAAGCGCAGTTTCCGGTTCTCAATCGACTTTGACGAGCCCGACTGTGCTCCCGTCCTGGTTTTCGACAACTCTTTCGGCGTCGAGGAGCTGATATATTGCACGGGCACTCATACCGTAGCCCCGACATACAAACGCAGTCAGGGCTACATCGGCAAGTTTAACCGCAACTACGACATCGCCGAGACGCGCACCTTCAAGGCTGACACGGGCTTCATTCCCTTCTCCATGGCCGTCTGGGCTGACGAGCTGTTCCGCTCTCAGAGCGTGCACGTCGTCAACTTCAAAGACGGGCACCCTAACGTCGGCAAAGAGGTGGTCATCACCGACTCAAAGTCTGAGTATTCCAACGATGACGACGAGATGCCACGCTTTACCTTCAGTTATCAGTACTCGCAGCGCAATCATAACGTCCTCGACATGCTGCGCTCCGGTCGCATCTTCGACAATACCTTCGACAACACTTTCAATTAAAAATTAATAAGTAATAAATAATAAGTACAAAATAATAAGTACAAAATAATGAAGGCCATCCACTTTACTGACATGCTGCGCATCCTCGATCAGGCTTATCAGCATCGCACGCTCGTAGATATCTACGCGTGGGAGGGTGGCACGGGCGAGACACTGCATTATAAAGGCTGGCTCGTCCATCATGTCCACTGGCGAGGCGGTTATGTGCGACTGCGCAATCCTCGCAATCCCCGGGCTCTGCGCACGCTGCCTCAGATTTTTATCATACAGATCAATAATCAAAGAGTTTACTTATGAGCATTAACAATACCCTTCAGCCGACTTCGGTGCATGCTGACTCTGACGGTTACCGTCGTTATCATATAGTCCCTACGGGCTATGGCTTGTCGTCTGCCGGCAACTCCGTCAACTCCGAGTACGGCGGCGACTCTGCTGCTGTTTTCGATGATGAGGACATGCCAGGCGCCCAAAACGTGCGCTCCATCGTCGTAGCCCGCAGGGCGTACAAGTACGTGCAGTGGGGCATGGATGACCAGCGCCCTTATCTCGTGCGTAAGCAGCTGCTCTCAAATATGGTGACGGCACAGTGTCAGCAGTTTAATATCGTCAGCTGTTACGGGCAGGGCGTGCGCTTTGTCGACCGAAAGGATAAAAAGGATGTTGATGACAAAGAAATCCTCAACTTCTGTCTGCGAAACTCCCTTCAGGAGGTCTTTCTTGAGCAAGCCACCGACATGAAGTTCTACTCGTTCTCGGTCATGGTGGTCATCCTTTCGCGTGATGGCAGCAAGATAGTGACGGTGCGCAATAAGGGTGCCTCTTACTGCCGCTTCGAGTATGGTCCGAGCACGTCGTCTGGCAAGATTGAACACGTGTTCTTCGGCGACTTCCGTCTTGGCTTTTTCGACGAGGCGAAAATCGAAGCCATCCCGCTCCTCGACTACTGGGACCCGCTTGGCGACCTGATGGTCCGCATGGGCAAGGAGCCTGACCCGCGCACGGGTGTCAAGGGCAAGCCGACAAAAGACCGTAAGTTTGCCATCCTCTGCCGCATTGCGACACCGGGCTGTCAGGTATATCCGATGCCTTACTACTCGTCGATCTTCCGCGACGCCTGGTTTGACATCTACCGTCTTATCGGCATCGGCAAGCGCTATATGATTAAAAACACGTCGGCGCCCCGTGTCCAGATTGAGGTGCACGATGACTACTGGGATAATGTGTGCGACAACGAAAACATTGCTGACGAGGCGCAGCGAAAGAAGCGTAAAGAGCAGGAGAAGCAGAACATCATCGACTTTGTTACGGGCATTGAGAATGCCGGCAAGGCGATGATCAGCGGCTACTACGTTGACCCGAACGGCAAGGAGAACCGCATGGTGCGCATCGTGCCGCTCAACGATGCTAACAAGAAGGAGGGCGGCAACTGGTCCGACGACATGTCTGAGGCGTCCAACGCTCTGTGCTTTGCCTTTGGCATCCATCCTAACCTCGTCGGAGCCACGCCGGGCAAGAGCCAGATGAACAACTCGGGCAGCGACAAGCGAGAGCTGTTTACGCTGAAGCAGTCCCTCGAAAAGCCTTGCCATGACGTGATGTGCAAGCCGTACCACGTCATTCTCCACTACAACGGGTGGCACGATAAGGCTACGGTGGATGTGCCGATGATTATGCTGACAACGCTCGACGAAAACAAAGATGCCAAGAAGGTGTCGCTCAACCAAAACAAACAAAACCAAGAAGATGATACAAATAACGAAGGATGATTTTGAGCAGGCTCTGCCGGTCGGCGTGAGCGCTCATGATACGGTCTACGAGTCAATAAGCCCTGCTATTGACATCATGCTCGACAACTACTGCAGCATGTTGCTCGGAGAGGCTGGCATTAAGCGGGTTAACAGCGATGACGGCTCGTCATTAAAGCAATACTTTAAGATGACGGTCTGCATAGATGCGTTTTTGTCTGTCTTCCGTCAGCTTGACCTCGTCCTCACGCCTACGGGCTTCGGCATCGTATCTAACGATACCATATCGCCCGCAAGCAAGCAGCGTGTCGACGCTCTTGAGGGGCAGCTGCGCACGGCGCTCTGTAGGGCGCGTGCCATGACTGTCAAGCTGCTTTGCTCGGCTGAGTGGGGTAGGGGGCCTGAGGCCAAGAACTTCATCCGCTACCTCTATACTGAGCATAACTTCTTCTTTTCCGGACAAGGCTCGTCGGCGAAGACTTACCAGGACTGGCAGGTTTTCCAGAATGCCATCATCGACACAGATGTGCAGCTGCGTCTGCGCTTCGGCGATGAGCTTATAGACGACTTCCTCGACGCGCTCAGATGCAACGACCATGACCGCCTGACGGTCTATGCCTCCGCAATGCAACTGGCGTGTGACGTGACAGATAAGTGGGCGACGATGGGCAAGGCTGCTGCCGTCACGCCTATGTTCCGACGCCTTGAGAGGCTTGTCGAGAACGATGCCGAGACGTACGCTCTCTACCGCGACTCTCCGGCTTATGAGACAGCTCATATTGAACACTTCAGCAACAAAAAAGAGTCGTCTGGCTATGTCTTCAACGGTTAGGAATATAGAGCTCACGGCTCCTCGCTCGTGGAGCGAACTGACGCAGGAGCAACTGCGATATGTGTTTTATCTGCTTGCCACCTTCGCCGACATGACGGTCGTTAAGACTTACATGTTCATAAGGTTTGCGGGCATTCAGGTGGTCAAGAAAAACCGCTTCGGATGGCAATGTGTGTATAATCCAGATAACGAGAGCGGCTATGAGGTTTTTTACCTTCAGCCGTGGCAGATAAGCTCGTTCCTCAAGCAGCTTGATTGGGTGGACAGTACCGAGACTATGGATAATAGGTTGGATGTTATTCAGGGTTTGACGGCTGTCCATCCTCTGCTGCAGGAGGACCCGGCGACTAAACGGATTATAACCTTCGGCGACTATCTGTGCATGGAGCAACAGTATCAGCTGTTCCACAGCTCGCACGATGAGCAGCACATCGACAAGCTTGCCTCGTTCCTTTACCGCCGACCGGACTTCTCTCGCCCCGATAATATCTCGCTCACGCCGGCTGAACGTCTCGCGACGCTGGCATGGTACGCACACATAAAATACGTCATGTCTTTCGCCTTCCGTCATTTCTTCCGCAAGGTTGACGGCGATAGCGACATCTCTGATATCTCGATTCTTGAGTCGGTCAATACTCAGATAAGAGCGCTCACCGATGGCGACGTGACAAAAGAGCAGCTGGTCAAGCAGACCGACTGCTGGCGTGCGCTCACCGAGCTTGACGCTAAGGCGCGTGAGGCTGAAGAGTTCCGGCGTAAATTCCCTAAAAAAGATTGATAGATGAAAGATTTGTTCCCTGCTCTTGACTATTTCACGCAGCTGGCAAAGAGCAACCGCATCGCCGCTGACAACGACTTCCATCCGTGCCTCTGCTCCGGACCGGAGTCGATTCAGGGCGTGATGGATTCGTTTAAAAAGCATAAGAATTTCGTCATGGTTGACGACACGACGTCTCAGCAGACTTTCGGCAACGGTGTCGGCTTTTTCCGCCGTGACGTCTACACCGTGTTTGTCGTCGCTGCTTATAGCTTCGACGACATGGCTGACCGTGAGCTGAAGCTTAATATGTGCCGTCAGATCTTCCGCCAGTTTCATTCTCGCCTTCTGCATGACCGTGATGTGCTCGGCGATGAGCGTCTGACATACTTACAGCTCAACAACATCTACTCGACTGAGATGCCGCGCTACTCGTACAACGGCGTGACGGGGCTTTATTTCATGGTGCAGAACGAGCAACCTATTGATATAAGCTATGAGCAATCAGAGTGGGCTTAAGCCGAACATGACCGATGCGGAGCATCAGAAATGGATTGAGGGCTGGCAGAAGTTCATGGTGGAAATCTGGCGCGAAAAGATGATGTCTTTCGCTCCTCCCGTCTACGATACGGGTGCTCTCTCACGCTCTATTCAGGGCGTCGTCCATCCCGGTCCGGTCACCACCATCGAGCATCGCTTTCTGGAGTACGGCATCTATGTGGCGCGTGGCGTGGGCAACGGCTATTATCGTGGCAATCCGGGCGACCTCAAGTTTCTCAAAGACTGGAAGACAAACCCGCATCACCGTCAGCCGCGTGACTGGTTCGCAAAAAAATACATGTATTCTCTGCATCGTCTCAACGAGTTCGAGGCGGCGTACTACGGCACTACTTATAACGGTGTCGTGTCGTCGTTCCTTCAGCAGCTTTTCGGTGGCGGCAAGAACACTATAGACCGCACTGTTTCGCAGCTGTAGCTGTATTTTAATTGACTTATCCTAAAGCTTAATTTTGCCGTATGACAATACATCAAGAGATAACAACACTGCGTGAGCTCTTTACTGCGATACGCGACGAACGGCGCACTCATGCCAATACAGCTACTCGCATCGGCTCGGCGTTCCTCGCCCTGCTCGACTATCTCGCTGACGCTCCTTTTATACGCAAGGATCAGGAGGACACCGACGGCTTCCTCCTGCGGTTGCTCAAGGGCGCTGTCATCGGCGATAACGCTGAGATTAGTCTGATGCCTGACGGCTCAATCACGTGCGGCTCAATCCGCGTCAATGGTGCTGCCGTTTTTGATGAGCTTGTCTTCAATCATCAAAACGTCCTTGAGGGTGACACCTATTTTACTGACAGAGGCATCGTCGAGAGTGTTGAGCATACTGACATTAACCAGTATCGGCTGACCTTCCGCCGTGAGTATGACGACGACTGCGTGACGTTTCACGCAAACGACATCCTGCTCGGCAAGGTCAACAATCTGGATAAGGGCAAGACGTACCGCTCGTTCTGGCTTCGCGTCGAAGAGGTTGACACAGACGCTAATACGGCGCTGTGTTCGCTCTATGCTGATGCAGACTGCCCGGGTGGCAAAAACTCCGCACCGGCTGCTGCAGCACGTGTAATAAGGTGGGGCAATGCGGTCGACGAGACACGTCAGTCTACGTGGTTTGTCTCCTCAAATGACGGTCGCTGGCTCTTCCTTCAGGGTGTCAACAAACCTACTCTCGATGACAGCAAGACAGGCTCTAACTATGCGGGTTTTATAGGTCTGCCACCTGATATCGAGGCGACGCGCGACTTGATAAACCGAGGCGTCATCTCCAAGTCGCAGCCTTACCTCTATTTCCGCGGCATCATGGCGCAGGATATAATAAAGGTTGACTATAAGGGCAATCCTGAGTATACGCCGCGAGACTGCGGGCAGTGGAATGCTTCACGACGCTACATACGAGGTTATGATGACACGGTGAGAGGCTATTACGTCGACCGTGTGTGGTGGGGCGGCTGCTATTGGCAGTGTGCTGTCGCTGAGTCGTCTGGCTCCGAACCTCGCTATAATAATACTGACTGGGTGTGCATCATCGGTGGCGGCAATATGTCGGTGTCCATCGTCTCGTCGGCGGGTAACTTTTTCCGAGCCAATACAGATTGGCAGACCGACCTTGTGGCTACGGTCTATAACGCTGAGATGCAGCTGCAGGAGAGCGAGATAGGGCTTGCCTCTATTACTTGGCTCCGTCAGAGCGATGACGCTGACGGCGATGCAGCGTGGAATGTGCGACACCCGACCGGGTCCGTCGGCCTGACGCTGCATATCGACTCTCGTTCTGACCTCCCGTCGACGTGGGTGGCTGGCTCAAAGGTCGGTTACATGATAATAGTGACTTTCCCCGACGGCGCCACCTATGACGCTGAATATAAAATTATAAATTAGTTTAGATATGAGATTAAAGTCTACTGGCGGTCGTGTTGTTCACGACCCTCTATCGTTCTCCTTTCAGATGCTGGAACTGGGTGGCTCGCCGTCTCAGAAATATGATGTCGTAAGTGCGTCGTACGTGCCGAACCGCGAACTTACACCTTATCAGCTCCGCCCGCAGCTCATGATCTCCGACCCGGAGCACGTGATCGCTGCCGGCGACTACGCTTCGTACATGGTCAACGTGGTTTGGTCGCTGACGCTTGCTAAGGGTACCACGTCGCGTAAGCTCGTCCTCGGTGACGACTACACCGTTGATTCGCTCAATGCTCTCTCGTTCGCTCGTAACGTGGCTACTGACGAGGTGGTTACGGTGCAATTTGACGCTGACTACTACGACAAGACGCGAGGCACATCAACTCACTTTGCATGGCAGAAGTCGCTGACAACGCAGGAGGAGACGTCGGTCAACATACAGCTCGACCTCAAGGCTCCTCCAAAGCTCAATTTCTCGCCGTTCAAAAAGCTCGGCAAGTTCCCCATCGAGGCGGTGCTGTCAAACGGCTCCGAGGCGGTGGCGGCTGACAAATGTGTGTATAAATGGGAGTGGTTTGACAATGCCACAAGCCAATTCCGCGAGATTGTAGATGCCGATGATTTGTGGTATGTGTCTGGCAAGGACAGCGGTACTATTACCGTTGACCAGGACTACGTGCAGAAAATACTCCTGCGCGTGACGGCATATACAAAGGCCTTCCCCGACCTTCAGTATTCGGGTACGGTGCTGCTGCGTCGATGGTACGGCCAGTGGGATGATGTGCCTGAGTTCACTTACGCTAAGTTTATCATGCGAGATACTCGTAAGGCTCAGGTTCAGGTGACCGTGACAAACCGCCAAGGCAACATCGCCAACCCGCAGCAGTTTTTTGACGTCGAGCTCTTCTATCGCTCCGGGCCTAAAGCGGCATGGGAGTCGCTCGGCAACGGTACGACGGCGTTTGTGTCGCGTGATCAGATGACTGCAGATCATGAGGTCGGCGATATTTGCCGCGAATTATCAGCTTTTATCCCGTTAGCTATGCCTGACGGCTCTATAATAACAACTCCCGACGGTCGTCCGATTGTCGGTCAATTTCCAACTTCAGATAAAGAGGGCGTATGAAATATTATCTTATTCCTTTTGTGCTCGCCTCGAAGCTCGGCGTTACGGGTTTCCGTCATGGCAACAGTAATGTGGGCTATGTGGTGACGGCGGGCGACCTCGCCCCGCTGGGCATCGAGGTAGCTAAAGCTGCCGGCGCTGTTGCAATGAGCGAGGCAGAGGCTATTAACGTGATTAACAAGCTTAAAAACATTTAATATATGAGCACGATTTCTTCTATTGACCACCTCTACGCGTTTGAGGATGGTGACACCATATCGGCGGCGATGGGCGTGAAATGGGTTAACGGCGAGGTGGGCTATGGTCTGCAGCAGTACTTCAACCCGACGACTAAGCAGGTCATGGAGACTGACTTTACTAAGCATCCGGTGCTGCTATATCCGCAGCCGTACTCGTCTAAACGCGGCTCGGTGGTGGTGCCTGAAGCTACGGGTCAGCAATGGTATTACGGCAATATCTCTGACGAGGGTGGCATCCTGCAGGACGGTAAGGTTAAAGATAAGTTTAAAAATCTCTTTGAGGTTACGACTCTCGAAGTCAATAAAATGACCTTCCCTGCACTTAAAATCAAGGGTAATCTGGCCACAGCTGATGACCACACAGACAAGTATATTTATTACAAATCATCTTATCAGGGCAAGGCGTTTACATGCCAGCAGCTCATCCCTATCATGACAGCCGTTGGCGAGTCATACAAGGTTAACATCAGCTATATCGGCGCTGATGGCAGCGGAGACAATGTTCTTGCGGACGACAACGACTGGTGCAAGATTGTGGCTACTCTCTCACGCTCAGGTGCGCCCATCGATGGCGATGTGGCGTATAAGTGGCAGCGTCTTGTTAACGGTGTGTGGAGGGATGTTGCTAATGTCAAGTCGGTGACCGAGGTGTCGGGCAATACACTCAAGGTTTTCGATGCTGGCGTTGAGGGTGTAGAGATGTTCCGCTGCGTGGTTACTTATGCGAGTGTCGATTACTACGGCATAGCTGAGGTGTCAGACATCCACGACCCGTACTATATAGACATGGGGCGCAGTCAGGCGTCTGGTGCCGTGTCGGTAGGCTCGACTGTTACTTACTCGCCTAAGGTCTACAGCAGGGCAGACGGCAAGATATCAACAGGATGGACGTTTAGCTTTTCTTTTACCGACTCTAAAGGCAACGCTCTCACTGACATGACTGAGCGTACGCTGACTTATGACAATATCCTTAAATACGACGGCATCTCCGTCCGCCTTGAGGCGCAAAAGGCGTAGCGTATGATAATAACGTCTGTTGACCATCTGGTTCCGGCTCCTCAGGATGGGGAGCCGGGTCGCCCCGCGGTCGGTTATTACATGATAGCGTCGCCGGCTGTCGTCTCGGTTGACTCAAACGGCAACCCGTCAACGACAAAGCTTACCGTGTCGGCATATAAAGTGACTGGCGAGGTGAGAGAGCCTTATACTGGCAGCGTCATCGTTACAGTCTATAATGCCGCGGGCTTTATCGCTAATAGGGATATACTTGACTGCCCCGCTACTCTGACGCTGACAGCTAAGAGTGTTAGCAATGTCAGTTACTTCGATTTTCTCATCAGGCTTGGCGGCAACTCCGTCGCCGCCTTGGCGGTGCCGATTGTCCGCTCAGGCAAAGATGGCGCTGACGGCAAAAACGGCACGTCGTTTACAGTCAAGAGCGAGGCGGTCGGGCATGCTGCCTCCGTACCTGAAAACTCGTCGTCTGTTGCTCAAGGCATCTGGCTCATTGACAACATTGACACGTCGGGTGCGGTTAAGTTAGGTATATGGTATAGCAAATTTGACCGCGTTGCTGAGGTGAGCGCCGGTGACGCTTACCTGATAGGCTCAGACATTTGGGTGCAAAGCGCCTTCGGTTGGCGTAATCTCGGACCCTTCCGCGGACCTGAAGGGGCTCCCGGTCCGCCGGGCAATCCTGGTGCTCCAGGCCCGATGAGCTATCTCGCGGGCGAGTGGCAGAGAGGCATAACATACACCCGCACGTCTGACATGATGCCGATAGTGAGTCATAACGGGTGCTATTGGAGACCGGCGGCTGAGGGCAGCTTGCTCAATATAGAGCCGTCTGCTGATGCTGGCGAGTGGCAGCTGGTCTCAAAGGATGATATTATCTTTGCCAAGTTCGTGATGTCTGATTTCGGCAAGTTCGGCTCGGCGGTCATGGTCGGCGACTATCTGATATCGCAGTACGGTCGCCTGAACGGTGAGACCATCGACGGCGACTCTTCAAAGCTCAACACTGCTTATACTAACTTTGACGCTTCTGCTCCTGAGGACAAATCAAAGTTTGTGCCTCGCCTTTACATCAATCTGCGCACGGGTGAGATATATTGCGAAAACGGCTCGTTTCGAGGCAAGATAGAGGCTGATTCAGGTGTATTCAAGGGTCGCATCGAGGCAGATGAGGGCATCTTTAAAGGTATATGCAGACAGCCTTTTGTGCTGTTTGACGGCTACAACTTCGACGCAAGCGGCACGTGGTCTGCTGCTGACCGTTACGACAATCTCGCTCTACCCGTCGTCAATGATGGCTGGTCGCATGATGTGTCGCTGCCTTGGTCTGATGAATGCATCGGTCGCAAGCTTACGCTTGTCAACTTCGCGTGGCGTGGCCTCTACTCTTCCTCGCCTTATGTCATTGACGCTCCGGATAATAAATTCTTTTATGAGAACGGCTCGGCGGTTTCGCAGCTGACAATCAATCAAGAGGCTGTCCAGCTGCTTGGTTTCGGTGACGATAAGGGGTTTTATGGCTGGATAGTGATAAATCGCGTGCCACTTGGACAGCGAAAGATGTTCGGTGCTCCGGCAAGGATGCTGTTTGCTGGGCGCGTGACAGCGGACAATAAGACCGGCACGGCGAAGCTTGAGCAGTCGTACAGCTCAGACGGCACGTCGCTTAAGCTGACAAGACTCGGCAAGGGCGAGTATAAAATAACAATGCCGTGGTACGGTGGGCGTGGCGCCGGGTTTATGCCTATTGTGACGGGCACAACGGCGGGCTCGACGACCGATGCAAAACAGGTATATGCAAGCGTCATTGAGCAGACGACTAACTCGTTTTCGGTGCGTACTGCAGATGATGACACGGCTAACGAGGGTGGCTTTAACTTTATCGTCCTCCCTACTTCAGCTTGGTAGTTGTATAACTTATAATTAACATATATATAACCCGTTGGCGGAATTAATTTAAGTTGATAAATATGAGTAAAAAGTTGCACATATCGCTGATTTTTAGTAACTTAGTGGTGTTCAAAACATTAAGTCCAAACCATCGTA